ATGGGGCGTATCTGGTCCCGGAAGTCAACGGCCCGTTGGGGCAGCTGTTTATCAACAAAGTATGCCAGGACTTGAAGTACGGCAACGTGTTCAAACAGGTGAAAGCCAAAGTCGCATGGCGAGAGAAAACGGAAAGGATAGGATACGTCAACAATGACAAGGGCATTGAGCTTTTGAAAACCATGGAAGCGGCAATCCGGAAGAAGCGAGTTCAGTTGAATTCCCTGATCGCTCTGAATGAATGTAGCCGGTATTTCATGAAGAACGGTAAATTGGTTCACTCAGCAGCTGAGACGACAGAAGACGGCGCCGGGATGGGATTGGCCCACGGCGATGCGGCAATCGCCCTGGGATGTGCCGTATTCGGTATTGATGATATTCCTGTGACGCCGGCAGCAGAAGTTAAATCAAATGCGCCATACGGATCATACTTGTGGCGACGTCAGCAGTTCGAAGAACGAATCAAGAGTAATAAGAACAAATCGTACTGGGAAACGGAGTAACACATGGACGAAAAACGATTCAAATCCCTGCAGGCCGCTATTGACCCAAGCGTGAAGCAGCTGGAACCGTTTCGCCGGGAACTGAAGGAATTCTTGGACTCCTACACTGGTCCGCATTACGGGCAAAAGAACGGTGCCGAGCGTCCAATCAACATGCTTCAGCTGTCTGTAGAGTCGTTGCTGCAGCAGTTGTCGTCTCGAGCCCCGCAGGTTCTCTGCACGACGCACAACCCTTCATTGAAGTCGTCGGCCATCGAGCTTGAACTGGCGATGAATCAAGCCTTGAAGAAAATGAAGTTCGAGCAGGAGCATCGAGTCTGGGTTCTGTCGGCCATTTTCATGGTCGGTATTATGGAAGTTGGATTGAATGTCGTTGACCGGCCGGAAGTCGATGGCGAACCACTTCCGATTACGGACGTGTTTGTTGAGACAATCATGTTCGACGATTTCGTGTTCGACACGAATGCAAAGAAATGGGGATCTCGAAACGCGGCGTTCTGGGGTCACAAGTATCTGATGCCATTGTCCGTAGCCAGGGAGAATCCTGAGTTCGGTGAGGAAGCTCGCAAAAACCTGAAAGCTATCACGAAGAATGGCAGGAAGGATGACACTGCAAGCCTTTCGAGGCAGGGTGATTCGAACGGTGAAGTGTTCAGTGAGATGTGTGAAATCTGGCAGATTTTCGTCCCCGAAGAGAACGAGGTTGTCACGTTTGCCGTCGATGGCGGCGAAGTTCCGTTGAAGACGATCAAGTGGAAAGGCCCGAAGCACGGCCCGTATCATATGTTTGGTTTCAATCCAGTTCTGAACAACATCATGCCATTGTCACCCGTGGCCAACTGGGTCGACTTGGATGATCTCGAGAACAAGCTGTACACGAAACTCGGGAAGCAGGCCGCGCGGCAGAAGACGATTGGAATTACCGATCTTCAGGGCGTTCCGGACGGCCAGAACATCATCAAGACCAATGATGGCGATGTGATTGCTGTTGGTAATCCGAACGCATTCAAGGAAGCATCCTTTGGGGGCGTCAATCAGCAGACTCTGGGGTTTGCCCTCAATGTCAAATCCATGGCAGACTTCGTCATGGGGAATCTGTCCGCACAGATGGGACTCGGGGCATCGGCCAGCACGCTTGGTCAGGAACAAATGATCAAGCAGGCTGCGAACCTCCGAATCGGGAGTATGCAGGGCGTGTTGCTCAGCGCGACGCAGGGAGTTTTGCAGGACATAGCGTTTTATCTCCATCATCACCCAACGATCGAATTTGAGATGACTCGCGAGATCAGCGGGACCGACATGAAGTTGCCAATTAAGTGGCCGCGTCGTGATGACGGATTCGGGAACGAGATGGACGTCAGGAAGGGGACCATTGAAGAGTATGGAATCAACATTGAACCATACTCAATGACTGAAGTGTCACCCGGCCAGCGAGCCCAGCTGCTTCGTCAGATTTGGCGCGAGGACATTGTTCCGGCTGTTCAACTCGGTGTTGTTCCGGACTGTTACGCTTACCTCGACAAGCTGGCGAAGTATTACGATCTTCCTGAACTCCGTGACATTGTGAAGACGTCTCAGGAAGCTATGCCGCCTGAAGAACGAACGCAGGGCGGACAGCCACCGCAGGTTGGGAAGCCAAACGGGAAGTACACGCGGAACAACGTGAGCCAAGGGATGACGCCACAAGCTGCGGACCAGCAGATGGCACAAATGTTGATGTCTGGTGGAGGTGAAGAGTAATGCCGACGTATGAGTTTCAAACAGAGGATGGTGAGATCGTTGAACTGTTCATGCCGTTTGCCGAGCATGATCGCAGGGTGAAGAACGGAGTGATCAAGCTGGATGACGGCCGAAAGGCAAAGTCGTACTTCAATCCGGGTTCAGGGATTTCAACGGTCCCGGCAAATTACCCGATGGTCAGTTCCGCAGCTGGTGTTCATCCTGCTCAGATCAAAGAGCAAATGGACCACTTGCGAAAGAAGGGATGCGGAGAAGTTGAACACAACAAGGATGGCGATGTAGTCTTTCAGGACGCACGGCAGCGTAAGAAAGTTTGTGAGGCACTGGGTCTATTCGACAGGAATGGTGGATACGGAGATCCATCATCAACACACAGAACCGCCAATGTCAGGAGATACAGGTAATGTCGACGATCGTCATCACAGTGAACATTTCGCAGATGGATCCGGAGGATATGCGAGCAATACGTCATGCGGCGAAAGCGAGCAGCGGAGTTCGATCGTCGTCTGACACTGCTCCTGATGCGGAAGTGCCAAGTTTGGATCTCACCGACAGGGCAGCGTTGAAGGAGTTTTATGAGGGTCATGCTGCTGAATTCGTGCTTAGGATTCACGACAGTTACATAGCCCAGACGGCCCAGAAAGTCGAATTGGATTCAACGTTCAAGAGCATGAAGTCTGAATGGATTGAGGCAACTCCAGAACAGCGAGAAGCAGCACGACAGGCACTTCGTAGTTGACAGTTATCAGTTTTTGGAATACTGTCATTGCTCGCACGCAACGCGTGTAAGCAACAATTTGTACATGGGAGCCGGGTCAGATTCCCGGCAATTGCAGTCGGACAGAGCGAGGAAGTGGAGTCGACACCACCACTCGCGAAGATGTCCACAGAACATCGCGGCCCTCTGTGGGAGCCGGGTTTAGTAGCCCGCGCTCCCATTTTCTTTTAAGGGTTTTGATGATGAGTCTGGAAACTGGCACAGCCCCCGCGTCAGAGACTGTTTCCGAAACAGTTTCAAGTGAAACAGCAGCCGTTGAGACGAATGACTCCGGCACTGGCTATTCGGCGACGGATCCCGGCTATGAAGCCTTTGAAGACTCTGATGAAGAATCCAGTAACACGGAACAACCGTCTGAGACGTCGGACGAAGCCAGTGGCACAACCACTGAAGAGAAGGTGGAGACACCTCTTGTTGAAACCGTTGATTCGGAAACGATCAGCGATGAACTGTTGGATAAGGCATTCGAGCTTGGTTACTCGATCGACGATCTAAAGAAATTCGACGATGTTAAGTCGTTGGAAAGAGAGATCACTCGAGTCGCGAAGTTTCAGGAACGCTTCAAGGTTCATGAAGCCGGGAAAGTTCCGGTCACTGAACCGCCATTGGCGGATACTCCTGTTGACGATGAAAATACTCCGCCCAATTGGGAAGAGTTAATCGAGCAGGGGCATGATCCGGATATGGTGGCGCTCCAGAAGAAAAACTGGGAGCGTGCAGAGCGAGCCGAAGCCCAAGTCAGGCAGTTAACCCAGATCGAAAATCAGCGTGCATTTGAGGCACAATGCGACCGGTTTGATGCGACACTCAACAACATCGGCGACGAATTCAAGGATGTATTCGGCACTGGTAATCGTGGTGAGCTTCTCACGAAGTCACCAGAGCAGGCCCAGAATCGGCAACAGGTGTTCGACAAAGTGAACATGCTCCGACATGGGTATCTGACAGCTGGTAAGAAAGTGCCAGCAGAATCGGAACTTATTCAGGAAGCGGTTCACGCCTCCTTTTACAAACATGCACAAACGACCGCACGCGAAAAACTGAAGGGCGATATCAAGAAGTCCGGTTCCCAAGCATTGTCTCGACCGAACTCAGGTGGCGCAACGCCGCTTAATGGTCCGTCAAAGGCACTGCAGATGGAACAGGACTATTGGAAGCAAAACAGTCTTTAGCAGCGATCACTCTATAAGGAATAATTCACATGGCAGTAGTCACACCACAGGATGTTGCCGATTTGGTATCCAGTATCCTTCCGGAACTGGACCGCATGAACTGGGAGCAAATTGCCCAGGACTTGCAGGATTATGAAATGATGTCGCACTGGTTGACGGATGACAAAGTCACCTTCAACGATGGCATCGCGATTCGCAAGAATCTGTTGACTCAGTTGTCAGGTGCAGCATCCCACACGGGCATGACTGACATTGACGATGTCGATATCCCGGATCTGATGGACGACATGACCGTCCCTTGGCGTCATGCTCAGACGAAATGGGGCTATAACTACCAGACCGACATCTTGATGAACTCGGGCAAGTCCCGTATCAATGACACCGTCAAGCCTCGTCGCGTTGCTGCGATGATCGACTTGGCGCAGGAACTGGAAGCCAAAGCCTGGCAGGTTCCGAACTCGAGTGACAAGCTCAACCCTTACGGTTTGCCGTACTGGGTTGTGTACAACGCAACGACTGGATTCAACGGCGGATATCCGACCGGCCCAGACGCTGTTGTCCACACAGCCATTGCGGGCATCAACCTGACCGAGTCCCCGAAGTTCAAGAACTACACCGCGAATTACGCGACTGTCAGCAAGACTGACCTGTTGCCGAAGATGCGAACGGCCCTCCGCAAGACCAACTTCAAGAGTCCGGTCACGAAAGAGGACATGAACACGAAGCGTGCCAACGATCGTCGCTACTACTGCGACGAAGTGACATGCAGCGCGTTCGAAGACGTTGGCGAGTCGCAGAACGAAAACCTCGGCCGCGACTTGGCTCCGATGGAAGCTGGCCAGCACAGCAGCCGTGGCCGTGGTGGCGTTAGCGAAATGGACGGTACGTTGGTGTTCAAGAAGAACCCCATCGTGTACGTCCCTCAGCTGGACGACACGACAGTGTTCACTGCAGCCACTAACCCTGTTTACCAGATCGACCATTCCGTGTTCTACCCGGTTTGCTTGAAGGGTGACTATCTTCGCGAGACTGGCCCGACGCAGGCTCCGAACCAGCACAATATGTGGCGAACGTTCATTGACCTGACGTACAACTTCCTGTGCGTCAATCGTCGAAAGTGTGCCGTTTTCGGCAAGTAATCGGACTGACGGGAGGCGGAATCCGCCAGTGGCGGGTTCCCTCTTCCTGTCAAGTTGTTTTGTTCTGGTGTTGTTTTCCCGACTGGGCATGTTGTCCAGAATGAGTGCCGTAACGGGAGCGGACCCCAGTTGTCGAATGGCAACAAATGATCGCTGGAGGGGTTCAGCGACGAAGCAGTGTTTTGGAATAAGGTGTTAACATGAATTCTCAACAGTACAAAGGGAATCAGCTTACTGGTTTGCTTGATACAGGCCGTGGGCCAAGTCAGTCTATCTGGGGCGATTGCCCGCTTCTTGAAATCATCAATGGTATCACCGATGGTGTAATCCATTTTGATGAGTTTCAGGCTGGCCCTCGCGTTGCAGCTGGCGCTGAGGCGTCCTACTCAGGCGCTGGTGGTGGATACCGCGGATTCGCCGATACTGGTGGTCTCGTCCAGGACGGTGGGGAAATCGGCGGCACAGTGGATCTGTCCAGTGACGGCGACAACGAAGGTGCATCTTTCCGAATGGCTTGCGCCCCATTCCAGATCAACCGTAATAACGGAAAGCTCTGGGTTGAAGCTCGAGTCAAGTCCTCGACGATTACCGACACGAAGCACAATCTATTCGTTGGCCTGATGGCTGACGTTGCATTGACGGCGACTTCGCCGATCACTGCATTGGGTGCGCTTGCTGACGTTAATCTCGTTGGTTTCCATCGGCCAGAGTCTGCACGCGGTGTAGCTGGCACTGGTGGGGCCATCATGAACACGGTCTACAAAGCGGACGGTGTGACGGCTGTGACGCTCCAGACTGATGCCGTGACGCTTGTGGCTGATACGTGGATTAAACTGGGAATGGTGTTCGATCCAACGAACAACGTTCTTTCGTTCTTCCGAAACGGTGTGAAGTTGGCGACGACTTACACGGTTCCAACTGCTCAGGGAACGGACTTCCCTAACGACGTGCGGTTGGCGTTTGTGATCGCCGTTCTGAATGGCACTGGGACGACTCCTGGCAGCAGCGAGATCGACTGGGTTAAGGCTTGCCAGATTCTGAGGTAGGCTTCGGTTTGTGCCGGATTTTGTTTGGGACGGCACGGCAATTCTGTGCCGTCCCTTTGTTTTTCCACAGGGGGCGTTTAGACCATGAATTCTCAAGTAGCAAGCTATTATCGTGCTGTCCTGTTCGCCGACGGACAGGATTCAAGTCCGTTGCCGAAAAGCCTGATGGCCCTGCACACGTTCGCAGAGAAGCGGCACCAGGCATTGGGGCTCGGAAGCACGATCACGAAAGCAACCGCGTTGGCGATTTCCCTGACGTGGCTCAGCGGGACAACCGAGGGTCGCGAGTTTGCGGCCAAGAGTACGAATCTCGGCGATATGTTCTCCGCAGATGATAGTACGGGCAGTTCCGGCGACAATCGGGTAGACTGGTTCAAAGTAAAGCCAGAAACCCCTGTTGTCATTGAAGACAAGGGCGTGACATTCCCTGGCAAATTCATTGCACGCCGGTCAAACTGGCTCGATGTTATGGTGAATGGCGAAGAGAAGCATTTCCGACCGCAGCAGGTTCAATTAGCCGGAGCGTAATTCAGTGGCTGAATCAACACTCACACTCAAGCGTGATGATCTTCGCAAAGCCATCGGTAACATGATGGGCAAAGGCGTCGACATCACGAATTGGGACGATGCCGATTTCGCTACGCGCGTTGATATGTGCGTCGATATTGGGTGTCGGTGGGTGTACGAGCCTGATCTGCTTCCTGATGAAGCTCAGGTGCATATCTGGTCATTCATGCAGCCGAAACTGTTCACCTTCAGCCTGAATGCTCCATACGCAACCGGGACCGTCACTGTCATTGCTGGTGGATATGTGGTCGGTTCCGGGACTGTATTCCCCAGCTGGGCGGCAGATGCTGAGCTGGTTGTGAATGGCGTCAGCTATCCGGTTTCCCTATACGGCGGCAGCACGTCTCTCTTGTTGACGGACACGACAGTGAGCGCCGCAGCTGGGACAAGCTACATGCTGCAGCAGGTGGACTACGTTCTGCCGGAGTTGTTCGGCGGCATGAGAGGAAACCTGTTTCTTAATCAGGGTGCAAACACGCTTGGATACGTGATTGATCGAGCCACCAAAGAAGAACTGTTGGAACTGCAAAAAAGCGGCGTTGCTGATTACTCGGCCCAGCCGTGCAAATTCGCAATCTTCGCTGGGGATCAGACGGGAGCAGCTGACCAACGATCCATGCTGACTGTCTGGCCGTTGCCGGATCAGGCGTACACGCTAACCGGGTGGTACATTATCAACCCGTATCGCCTGACTTCGGCCCTTCCATATCCAATGGGAGGCTTGCCGCTTTCTGAGTGCTTGCGAGAGGCAGTCATGGGCGCTGCTGAAGTGGAGTTCTTCGGCGAGGCAAGAATTCACATGCAGATGTTCCAGAGGAAGCTGCAGGCGGCTGTTTCATTTGACCGGCAAATGAACAATCCCGGAATCATCGGCCAGAATCTCGATCGCAGTTACGAGCTTGGTAATCTTTTGAGGAATGGGCCTCGAGTCATTCACGCGGGACTTGGCCCTACGTTGTACACGGGCTGATTGTTGTTTGATCTTTGTTTGAAGGGGATTTGAGATGCCATGGGCAGTTGCGAACAGACGAAACGGATCGGACATCGTTAAGCACACGATTACTTGGGTCAGTGATGCAAGCGGAAACGCGACCGTGTCATCAGGTATGGCAGTTAGTGGGCAGATTGAACGTGTCGTAATTGTCCCGTCTACCACTGCCGCGCCGACGGCACTGTATGACGTCACTTTGACGGATACTGACAGCGTTGATGTTTTGGCTGGGCAGGGAGCAAACCTTGCTGCGTCTGGAAACACTCAAGTCTGTCCTGGTGTTCCCTTGAAGGACGGCACGACCACCAGTGTCGTTCCTGTTGTTGTTGATGGGGTATTAACGCTGAATGTAACGAACGCTGGGGCTTCGAAGGCCGGATCACTGATCGTGTACGTTCGGTGATGAATAGTTGTTGGAGTGTTCCTTTCAGAGTGTCACATACAAGACACCACCACTAAAGTCGTTTTGATTGGAGACGTGAAATGTCAAAAGGTTTGGTTATTCATGACGGGACAGGGATCGTTGCCAGAGATCCGGGGCTTGGCATTCTGCTGGCCTATGGATCGACCGTTCCTCCGAACGCAAGAGCCGGATACGCGCCCGGCTGTAAGTTTATTAAGACAAACGGAACGTCGGCATCAACCGTCGAGTTCGTGAATCTTGGAACGAAGGCGTCCTCATTATTCACCTCTTCGGGACTGCAAAGCACAAGCCCTTCCGTCGGTATTGGGTACGCAACCGGGGCTGGCGGGGCAGTAGTTCAGGCGACGAGCAGAACTACAGGTGTGACGCTCAATACGATCTGCGGCCAGATCACGACCAATACCGCGTCATTGGCGGCTGAAGCTGCAGCGGCGTTTACTGTGACGAATTCAAGCGTTGCAGTCGGAGACGTTGTCGTTGCGTGCATTCGGTCCGGTTCGAATGGTGGAATGACAGCCGTGCAAGTGTCTACTGTTGCAGCTGGTTCATTTGCACTTAACGTGATGAACAATAACGTCGCGGCCGGTACTGCTGAAACCGGGGCGATCATCATCAACTTCGTGATTATCAAAGCTGTAACAGCGTAATGCTGATTTGATTGTCACTGGTGAAGCCGCCGCAGTATTCATTGCGGCGGCTTTCTTCCTGTCTCAGCCGCCAGTGGCGGGTTTAGAGCGAGCCGGTTCAATGCTTCCAAAGCCAACGATTATCGGGATGATTCTCGATGCCTCAGCCAACGGCAAGCTGTTGTTCGCCACGACGACGATTGACGTCACCGCAGCAAATGTGTTCAGGCTGGTAAGCGGAACGACTCGTCAAACATTCGAACTGATGAGCGTTTACAACAGCAGTACATCGCTGGAAGGGCTCAGGCTGAAGGCCGTCTCAACAGCAAACTATGAAATCGGGTCGTTTCAGGGATCAATCGGTGGGTCAAACCGGGGGATATCATTTGGGGTTTATGAACGAGCAACCCCAACGGTACTGACTCGCTGGATGGAACTGACGGCAGCAGGAGTGTTCACCGTATATGGTGCAACTCTCGAAAATCGACGATATGGGGACAACGCATTTGCATCACTGTTGCAGATGAGAAAATACAGAGGCACAGAATCCTTACCAACCGCCATGCTTCTCGGCGACCTAATTGGACAGGTGTTGTTTCAAGGGTACAACGGAACAACAATCGCTACGTCAGCAGCAGTTCAGGCGCAAGCCACTGACAACTTCAGTGCATCGTCAACCCCAACACGGCTGTTGTTCAATACCTGCCCTACGTCGTCGGCCACATCGGCTGTGCGAATGGCAATTACGGAGGCCGGATTAGTTAGTATTGGGCCATTTACCACAGCAACGCCACTGGCGGCGGTACTGACTCTTGTTGGGAATAACAACAGTGGAGCAGAAAACAACACTCTTAGGTTTCATGACTCTGGGAACAACGTAGCCATAGGCCAAGTTCTGGGGAAAATTGAGTTTTACTCTGGAGACGCATCAGCACCGGGGGTTGGTGTAAAGGCGTGGATCGCAAGCGTAGTCGACCAGTCATTTACTGCTAATGCTTCCATCGCATTTGGTACAGATACCAACACCGGGACCGTGACGGAGCGAATGCGAATCACGAGTGCTGGGGTGGTAAGAACCGAGCGATTGATCGGCCAGACTGCCGAAGTCACATACACGCCAGTCGGAACAACTCAGACGATTCCTTTGGACGCTGGAAGATGCCAAACATTGTCACTGGCCACAGCATCAGGGACACCAGTCCTGGCAACGCTTACAGTTCCAACGATTGGCGCTGCTGATGGTTCGATAATTCTGAAGCAGGGGGCAACTGTCCGTTCTGTTACGTGGGGAGTTTCAGCCGGTAGCATCAAGTGGCTTGGAACTCAGCCAACGTGGGGTTCTGATGCTGCGAACGCTGTTCGTAATGTTCGGTGGCGATGGGACGGAACAGTCATGTATTTCGAAGCCAGCGCAGCTGGGTAATGGATGAGTCATGGTCACGCAAACGGTTGAATTTGACGCACCTTCCATTTCCGAAATCGGAAGCGGAACCGTCACGGCATTTCTGTTCCTCGGGACAACTCTGGCTGCAACGTTATCCTCGATCACTGAGAACGCGACGCTGAAAGGCCGGTTCAGCGGAACTGTCACGGACAAGGCAACGGCAACATACCGTGTCGTAGTGAAGTTCAATGGGATCACAATCAGCGAGCCTCATTATTCCGTGGCGCTTGTGCTGGGTGCTGTAGATGGAACGTACCAGGCGTCTGAAGACGTCATGCTGCTGGGAACGCCAGTATTTGGGCATTCGTATCAGGAAGCATTTAAGCGAATTGAAATGTTTTCCGGTGCATCAACGTCAAGTGGGGCAGGATCCGGAACAGAAACATTAACGTCAGTTGACGGAACGAGAACCGGCGTTTTGGTTGTCACTCCCGCAGGTGATATTTCATCGGTATCATTCCCATGAGCAACAAGCAGAGATATCTGGCACGCCGGTTCGTGGCAACACGGTTCGCGGCCGGAAGATTCAAGGGCGGTGGAACATTTCAGCGTGACTTCATGCACGGGACGCTGGATACGTACGCTACCGTCGAGGGTGACATCAGTATGAAGCTCACGGTTCTGGGTAACGTTAATATGTATCCCACGGTTCGCGGTAAAATCGAGATCAACAAATGACCCACGTAATCTACCGTAAGAACGACAACACGATTGAATGGACATGGCTCACCAATGCGACAGATGGCGACTACGTTAACAATGCGGCAGTAACGTTTACCCTGTATTCAGGGTACTCACTCATTCCCGGTTCAGGTGCGTTGACTACTCCGGGTGGTGCAGTGAATTTGCTTTGGTACGGCCCAGTGACGATGACGTATGTAGCTGGCAGCAACGGTACGTATCGGGGGCTGCTCGCGGCATCGATCAACCTGAACATAGATTTGCAGTACACGATCGAGATCAACGCAACCGCCAATGGCAGAACGGCAAGACGATCAATTCCGGTCACTGTTGTTGACCGTGTCACTTAACGGGAAAATATTCTAATGGGAATCACGATTTCAGAACTGTTGGCAATCTCCGCAATGAATGAGGGGGACGTCTTTGAGGTCGAGCAAACGGACGGAGTTAGCCGAAAGCTGACAAAAACACAGCTGCGGTCATTGCTGTTTAGTGATCCCGCCTACGCGACCAACCTACCTTTGGTTGGCGACACGATTTCGTACGGCAGTGGAAATGATTTCGTTTCAGGGGCTGTGCCTCGCTGGAGAATCGTCCCGGCAACGGCCTACGTTGCGACGAGCCCGCCTCTTGGTGTTTCGGTAGCGTTCCCCGGTGGATCCACAAGTCTTGGAATCATGCGAAAAGCCACCGATTACTTTCAGGTGGGGGATCCTGTCCGAGTCGAGATCGGAGCCGGGGTCTTCTATTACGGTATCGTGGATCAAGCGATCGAATTCGGCATTTCCATCGCTGGGGCTCTGATGCCATTGTCGCCGATCCTTAGCCTGGCCGTTGGGTTGCCAGACATGGTCAAGCATGTAGACATGATCTTCCCGACTACTGGGTACAACAACTCAACAACTCTGGTTCTCGGCAGAGGGTGTCAGCATTTGTGGCGAGGCCGCACGGGGCATCTGTGTTCATACTCGGTCTCGCACACGAATACGTCTTCAGCGACGGTCGTGAATCTCCAGATGAATAACGCTGGGGGGGCTGCACCAAACGTTTCGTTGACAGGAGTCGTTCCGGGAGCAGGGTTCAGCGCGACGATCCGCGGTCCGTGGTCAACATCAGCATCTGGGACTATTGTTGCTGGGGCCGTAGAAATCGCACATGGCCAACTGATCACAGTCAAAACGCCGACTATCGTAGGTTCGGGCGATTATCTTATTGTCAACATGACATTTGTGGTCCCTTAATATGCCACTACGAAAAATCGAACTGCAGTTTCCGCTAAAAGGACTCGATGAGTCCGCGGCATTTTCGCGTCAAAAGGGTGGCCAGCAAGGAACCCACACAACGGCAAAGTGCAGCAATGTCGTGGGCTTCGACCCAACGACTGGACGTAATCGTGGGGCTGCTCGAGCAGGGCTGGCAAAGTATTGTCCTGATCGCGTGTCTGGGGATGATGCTGGCCAATGCTTGATTCACTCGGTTGTTAATCTCAACTTGGGAATCAGAGAAACAACGGCAGGAAGCAGTCCAGCCAGCCAGACGCGAGTGACTGCAGCTGGAATTCCTCGGGATCTTGGGGCAGGCACGGCCGGCATGGTCGGCGATCGTGTCACGACTCTGGTTGCCGTCGCAAATGGAACGGTTTCTCTGATTACTCCAAGTGGAGCAGCAACAGTTGATGGAGGAACAAATGCCCTTTCGCCCGTGCGCGGAGTGATTGCGGCAGAATCGTTCTTTCAGGATATCTACTTCTGCGATGGGGCGACGTACAAATATTATGATATCAGCGCCAACATGATGGTCCCGTGGACTGCAAGAGAAGAGACGGGCGGAACTATCCCGTCATTGGCGGCTAACAAGCAGGTGATAACGGCTATTACAAATGGAACACCAAACGTCGTCACAGCTGCGGGCCATGGGTTTGCAAATGGGGATCAGGTTGAGATTACTGACGCGAGAGGGAAGCTAACGGCCAATGGGCGATGGACAATTGCAGGAGTCGCCACAAACACATTTCAACTCACGGGGTTGAACGGTGGGAGTTCATACACTGGCGGCGGATGTGTATCCAGAATCAATGACACGAAATGCACGCTGATGGCCGTGTGGGGTGGTCGCATCGTCATGAGCGGACTTCCTACGGATCCGAACAATATCTTTATGTCTGCCGTCGGTGATCCGTTCGATTGGAACTACGCGCCAGATATTCAGACGATTCAGCAGGCCATTGCGGGCAACATCACATCCGGGTATGGCAAGAATCCAGACATCGTGACGGCACTGATTCCGTACACGGATGACATCATGCTAATCGGTGGCACGCACTCAATTCGGAAGTTCCTCGGCAATCCGGCCGAAGGGGGCATAAACGTCAGTGTTACAGAAATCACCGGCATAGCGTTTGGGGCTGCGTGGTGTCAGTCACCGGAAGGAATCATTTACTTCTTCGGAAGTCGCGGTGGCGTGTATCGCATAAATCCAGAAAGCGGCACTCCGCAGAGAATAACATCGACAACGATCGATGAGCGGTTATCGGATGTTGACCTGAGTGCGAACACCGTCACGCTTACATGGGACGACAGGGCAATGGCGGTTAGGGTCTACATCAGCCCGAATGATGGAACGGCCGGAACGCACTACACATGGGACGTGCGAAACGAAGCATGGTGGCCGTTCAGTTATGCGTCCCCACTTCACAACCCGCGTTCGGTTCACTTGCTGGCCGGGAACAGTCCGGAAGAACGACTAATCTTGGAATACGGCCAAGACGGCTACATTCGCAAGGTCGATATTGATGCGACTTCGGATGATGGGTCGACAATCGAAAGCCATGTCTACATCGGGCCATTCAGTGGGCTGATGCTGGTCGAGATCGTGGCGATTCTCCGCGAGGGAAGCAGCAACGTTACGTGGAGCGTTTGCACAGCCTCAAGCGCCGAGAGGGCTTTAGGAGCAAAGCCAAAACATTCGGGCCGATTCCGTGCGGGGCAAAACCAGAGTCATTGGCCGCGATCGTTCATTGAGCAAGGTTACATTCGACTTGAGGGGACTGGAGCATGGGCCATTGAAAGCCTGATGGCTGTCGTTGAACAGGCCAGCGACACACTGGGACGAGTGATGCGGAGTACGCCATAATGGTAGCTGAGGTCGTAGCCAACAGGATGTCGGTTGGTTTGGGACGAATCATCAATGATCCGAAAGGGTCGGTCTTGGTGCGGAAGGCTCTCGGTACGCTTTCGAATCCGAATCTGATCATCACCAATCAGGGCGTGATGATTGATGGCACGGGCAAGATCAGCCTGCGAATGAGTAATCTGGGCGTGAAGATCAACGACCTTGGCCAGATTGATTTGATGGTGAGCGATGAGGGAATAACGATTAACAACGACGGAAACCTCACGCTCAAGGTAACGGACGAAGGCGTCACGATTGATGCCGAGGGCAACATTGCGCTGAAGGTCAGTGGTGATGGCATCTGGATTGATGGTGTTGGAGAACTGGCCGCGAAGGTAAGCGGCACAGGCATTATGCTCGATGGCGCGGGCAACATTGCTGCAAAGCTCAAGACACTCGGCGGACTTGCACAGACGACTTCCGGCCTCGAAGCGAAGGTGACTGGAACTGGAATAGAGATCAATGCGTCAAACCAGATTTCCGCAAAACTGAAGGCGTTGGGCGCAATGTCCCAGAGCGCCGCCGGGATGGAATTATTAGTAAGCGGCGATGGCGTCGTAATCGATGGTGCTGGCGAGCTAACGACAAAGGTTAGTGGCACAGGAGTCGTGATCGATGGTGCCGGCCAAATTGCAGCCAATCTCAAGACGCTTGGCGGACTATCGCAAGCCGCCACTGGCATGGAAGTACTCGTCAGCGGCACGGGCATCGAACTCAGCGGTGGCGCCGTGTCTGCAAAGCTGAAGACACTCGGCGGGCTGTCCCAGTCTGGCACAGGAATTGAAGTCGTTCCGAGTGGGACGGGAATCGAAATCGATGGATCTGGGGAGGTCTCCGCGAAGCTGAAGGCGTTGGGGGGAATATCGCAAAGTGCTTCAGGCATGGAAGTGAATGTCAGTGGCACAGGAATTATTCTCGATGGCACTGGTCAGGTTGCAGCACAGTTGAAGAGTCTCTCTGGACTATCGCAGACTGCTTCTGGCCTTGAAGTGCTGGTGAGCGGGACAGGCATTGAATTAAATGGATCCGGTCAGATTGCAGCAAAGCTCAAGGCTGGTGGAGGACTCGCGCAGACTGCTTTAGGAATTGAAGTGAATATTGTCCTGGGAATAACGGCGGACTTGATTGGATACTTAACAACGACCTTGACTGAATGGGCCGGTGCCAAAGCAGCGTTGGTGACAGATGCCTCGTTGACTCTGACAGATGTTGTTGGATTTCACTCAAGTAATGCGACGTTTGGTGCTGGAAGCACGACGACGAACCAGTTTGGATTTTTGTGCGACAACCTGACACTTGGGGCTTCACTTCTTGCAGCGGCGTTTGCTGGTAATGTTGCGTCCGCAACTGGCAAATGGAATTGCTACATGGCAGGGACGGCACCAAATTACTTTGCAGGAAAGGTCGGTATTGGCACAACAACTATTAGTGCTGGCCTGCACGTTGTTAGGACTACTGAGCAACTGCGACTTGGGTATGATGCCTCGAATTATTTGTCGGTAACAGTGGATTCTGCAGGCAAAGCGACATTGTCTGCACCAACAGTTGATATTACTCCAGGGGTTGGAGGGCTGAAGATTGGTAGCGGGAACCCAATAGCAAAAGTCCTGAAGGGGTCTGCGGGTCTTTATTTCTTGTTCCCCACAGTTACCCCCAGCATTTTGATAGAGAATATTACGGTCACAGGCGCACAAGTCGGAGATACGGTGTTTGTGTCTCCCAGGAATCAGCCGCCGTACGAGATACGAATGTGGTCGGGCTCCGTGATTTCGGCGAATACCGTCGAAGTGCGTATAGACGCGAATATAGGCGGCACTTTCGGCGCATATGATGACGCCAGAACATGGGACGCGGTAGTGGTCAAGTTTATTTAGTGATGCGGAGTTAATTCACAATGACAGAGGACATCGTAGCCAACAGGATGTCGGTCGGTTTAGGCCGAATTGAAATCGATCCGTCCCAGTCGGTGTTGGTGCGAAAGGCTCTCGGTACGCTTGCAAATCCGAATATGATCATCACGAATCAAGGGGTAACGATTGATGGCACAGGCAAGATTAGCCTGAGAATGAGCAACAGGGGCGTGAATATCGACGAGCTTGGTCAAGTCGCTCTTATGGTAATCGATGAAGGAATTACGATTAACGACGACGGAAACCTCACGCTCAAGGTAACGGAGCAAGGCATAACAATTGATGCTGAGGGAAAAATTGCATTGAAGGTGAGCGGCGATGGCGTCTGGATTGATAGTGCTGGCGAACTGGCTGCGAAGGTAAGTGGCACAGGGGTTATTCTCGACGGAGCTGGAAACATCGCTGCAAAGCTCAAGCCGCTTGGTGGGATGACACAAAGTTCGTTCGGCCTCGAATCGCTGGTAAGTGGTGCCGGCATCGAGATTGACGCGTCAAACCAGATTTCCGCAAAGTTGAAGGCGCTTGGTGGGATGTCCCAAAGTGCTTCCGGTATGGAAGTGCTGGTAAGTGGTGATGGCATCACAATCGATGGAACGGGGGAACTGGCTGCGAAGGTCAGCGGCCAGGGCATCGCCTTGGATGGCTCTGGAAACATCGCTGCAATTCCTAAAACACTTGGTGGGCTCGCACAATCAGCATCTGGAATTGAAGTTCTGACAAGCGGAACGGGAATAGAGGTCGACGGTTTCGGCACGGTTTCAACAAAGCTGAAGACGCTTGGGGCTCTATCTCAGAGCGCTTCCGGTATGGAAGTGCTGGTGAGCAATGCTGGCGTTGTGATCGATGGCACAGGAAGCGTTGCAGCAAAATTAAAGACGATCGGCGGACTATCGCAATCCGCATCAGGAATTGAAGTGCCGGTGAGTGGTACTGGGATTCAAATTGACGGGACCAATAAGGTTGCAGCAAAGCTCAAGGCATCAGGAGGGCTATCGCAGGCGGCTTCGGGGCTTGAGGTGCTGGCGAGTGGAACGGGCATTGAATTCAATGGATCTGGTCAAGTTTCGGCAAAACTAAAGCCGGGTGGCGGCATAGTGCAGACGGCACTGGGGCTTGAGGTTCCTTATACTCCGGGAACGGCGGACTCGATTGGATACTTAACGGTTTCAACTGAATGGGTTGGGGCTAAAACAGCATTGGTAACGGGACCATCGTTGACTCTGACAAGTGTCGTTGGATTTCACTCAAGTGATGCGACGTTTGGTGCTGGAAGCACGACGACGAACCAGTATGGATTCTTGTGTGACAACTTAACACTTGGAGCTTCAACCCTTGCAGCGGCGTTTTCTGGTAATGTTGCGTCCGCAACTGGCAAATGGAATTGCTATATGGCGGGAAGTGCAGAAAACTACTTTGCAGGAGGACTTGGAGTTAACACAACAACGGTCAGTGCTGGCTGGCATGTGATTCAAACTACTGAGCAACTGCGACTTGGGTATGATGCCTCAAATTATTTGTCGGTAACAGTGGACGCTGCAGGAAAAGCGACGTTATCCGCAACAACGATGGATATTACTCCAGGGGCTGGAGGGCTGAAGATTGGTAGCGGAGCCAAGGTCGCAAAGGTCATGTATGGGTCTGGCAGCACTTTGTTAGCATGGGGTTATACCGGGGAAGTTTATGCTGACAACATTACCGTCACAGGCGCACAAGTCGGAGATACGGTGTTTGTGTCTCCGGATGGTCAGCCAAACGGCCACATTATTGGGTGGTCAGGGTGCGTGACTGCTGCTAATCAAGTCGAAGTTCGCGCGGCGACAAGATTGCTTCCCAGTCTTCATCCTAGTGGTGAATACAGGACATATTATGCGGTAGTGATCCGCTTTGCTTAGCGGTCAGTTTAACATTGGAGAAATAGTGATGGCTGTTAATAATCTATATGCACCATTGAGCAAACTTAAACCACTGCCAGCATACAGGATGCCCACCCCGACGTCGTCACTTGGGCCGATGCCGCAGACTAATCCAGTTGCCGGTTACGGATTGTTGGGTGATGCTGCTGAAAGGGAGCGACAGGCGTTATCGCAACGATCTGCGGAGCGGCAGAATGCAGTAATCGGCGGCTATGACCAACAGATTCAAAATAACCGGCTGTTGGGCGATCAGGGATATGCAACCCTCGCCCAGAATTACGACGCGATTTCTGCCGACGCGAATTCGACACGGTCCAGAAACATGGCTCGCGTCGATCAGTACGGCAATTCGGCGCGAAGTGACCTCAATGTGCGGGCCAGACAGGCGATGGCAACGGCCTCCCAGTCAGCGATTAAACGCGGTCTTGGAAACACAACCGTCGCGAATTCCCTGCAGCGTGGAGCAGCATTCGATAACACTCGCCAACAGCTGGCCCTCGAAGATCAGTTGTTGCAGAACCGTATTTCCACGGACATGAATCTTAGTGCCGCGTACCAAGGATCGCTGAACACCAGAGCGACCGGGCTCAATCAGCAGTTCAACCAGAACATGAACAATGAGAATTCCCTCACCAGCCAGCGACTCGGCTACATCGGAGGAATCCAAGAGGACATGTCCGGATTTAATGGTGTAGCTAACCTCTACGCACAGCAGTACGGAATGCAGAACCAGAACGAGCAGAACACGCTGGAACGTGATGCTCGCACTTTGGAAGCGAACACTGGTCGTGCGTTCCAAGCGGGTGAAACAAGGCTTGAGCGAGATGCCCGCACGTTGGAGGCAAACACCGGCCGTGCGTTTCAGGCTGGTGAAACAAGGCTGGAGCGCGACGCGAGACTTCAGGAAGCAAACACTGGCCGTGTATTTCAAGCTGGACAATCGGAACTCGATCGCTCATTGCAGAGAGAGCAGACCGACAAACAGATCGGTACGCAGATCAGCCAGGCTGCACTTGACCGTGCATTCCAAGGCGACCAGAGTCTTCTGCAACGCGAAGCCCAGAAGCAGGAGGCTGACATTAATCGCGTTTGGCAGGCTCAGCAGGCTCAGCAGGACCAACTCTTTAAGGGCAAGGAGTCTGCAGCTGAACGAGCGTCGAGACATGAAGAAGCCGAACTTGATCGTAAATGGCAGCAGAGGCAGGCTGAACAGGAACGTAACACGAAGATTGAAGAAGCCGCTAAGGATCGTGCGTTGCAGGAGAGGGAATCCTCAAAACAGCAGCAAGCGACAGCGTATGAAGGCGAACGGGATCGACTCGCACAAAGTCAGGGGGAACATTATGGTCAAACAAAAGTTGCGAATCCCAATCTGGGACGTACCAAGTATGGTGGTTATACACCAGCGTATATCTGGGTCTAGGAGGTTTGAATCATGTTCATGAATCCATCAGGTCGAATTGATCGGGAAGCAGAGAAACGAAAAAAGTCGATCTCAAGTTCTCCTGGGTATCAGAGCGCCAAAGCCAGTTACTCTGCGACATTGCAGGCAAGTATTGAACGTCGTGATAAGCGACGTCGCGAACAGGAAGAGGCAAAACGGAAAGCTGAGCTTCAGGCCCAGCAGGAAGCTGCGCAAACACGACGCGATAAGACTCGGCATTTTTACGATCAGTCCAACAACGCTCAGCGTGCCTATTATGCGGCGAACGAATCGGCCACCGACTTTTCACGTACTCAGCAGCTGAACAATCAGCAGCAGAAGGACGTTCGACGCAGGGATATCCTGAATAACGATTTCACGTTGAACCGTGATCGCGAACAAGCCCGTGATCAGCAGGACCAGGACAAACGCCGGTTCGGATTCACCACCAAGGAGAACGAGCAGAAGTTCGGGTATCAGACGATGGAGAACGAACAGCAGTTCGGCCATCAAATGCAACGGGACCGATTCCAGCATGGCAACACGCTGGAGCGAGATCAGTTCCAGAATCAGTTCTCGACCGAGCAGGACACCCGGAGGAATCAATTCGACGTTGCCCGGGATGCTCAACAGCAGAAGTACACGCAGCAGAACGCGGCCCAGCGAGAGACGGCTGAAATCTCTGCACGATGGCAACAGACAATTCAGGAATCTCGCAACGCCGGCATGGATTTCAGCGAGCGACAAAAGCAGGAGATGAAGGAACTGGATGCGGTATTCCGCAAGACTGTCATGACCAATGACGAGCTTGATGAAGGACTGAGACAACAGGCGATGCTGCTTCACCAGAAGAAGCTGTCTCAAATCGTTCCGGAAGAGAAGATCAGGAAGCCCGAGGAAGGAATGAATTCCTCGCTGATATTCCATGAACCAACAAAGACGTGGGTCAAAGTTGGTAAGGATGCAAAAGGCTTTGAAACATATGAGCCGTGGAGCGTTGATGATAACGGCATGGCTCGACAGCAGCAGTATCAACAGAAGATGCAAATGGACCAAGAAAAGCATTTGCAAGCTCAGCAGGAGAAGCAACGTCTTCAGCAGGAGAAAATCGCTGATGACAGGATCAAGGCCGAACATGACCGGATCAAGGACTTCAACAGTTTGGTGAACGACGTCCAGAATGAATTGGGACCGGATGAAGAACTGTTGTATCCAACGCGTGCAGCAGCGATGGCAGAGGCCAAGTCGCGATTTGCCGATACGGACAATTACTATCAGAAAAGCTACGGTCTTCAGCCTCACCCGATTTACCAAGAGCAAATGAAGGACGGCACGCCAGTTCCCTTCCGGCCGACGACTGGCCCACAAAAGCCGCCAGTGGCGGATCAGTACCGGCAAAGACTTCAGGAAAGACAGGCACAGACGCAGAGTCCGAAAATGGACTACTCGGAACAGATTAAGAGTGGTGGTGTGTATTCAAAACCACCAACATCGCCAGTACGAAATCCGGTTCCTATGTCGTCAACAAACATCGATTCGCACATGGAAAAGACGATGGCTGGTGGCGACAAGGAGGCCGCAGCGGCACTTCAGATAATCAAGGTGATTAGTGCGAAGAACAACGGCGGTCCGCCTCCGGCCGGTTCGCAAGACTTGATGGATATGGTAAAAGCCATCAAGTACTTGAGAGGAAAGGGCATCGCCATTCAACCCTCAAAGCAGCCAGTGAAGCCATTCAATGCACCTGCTCCATATGGTGGCGATTCGGTTTACTAATCAATTTCTCGA